CACTATCATCATTAAATATTTGTATTTTTGGAACTGTTGTACTTGTAATTGAAGTACTTTCAGCATAAATATTTAAACCAACATTAGTTGTTTGATTAATACAAATAATATCCGCTTCGGCATATCCTACTTGAGTATTACCACCAATTGATAAACCAATATTTGATATTGTAGTACCATTATTATTATTATTAAAATTATTTAATCCAGTAAAAAGATTACTACTAGAAAGATAAACATCTCCACCACCACTAATACTATTAACAGCACTCTTTACAAATGCTTGTGTAGCAGTAGAATTACCATAAGTTGTACCATTATTATATGTAGTTTGTGTAGGAACATATAATGAAACACTAGATGTCAAACCTGATGAATCAGCACTTATTTGACCATAAGGTGGGAAACTAAGAACTGGATTACCTTCAATTAATACACCAGCAGTTGAATTTAATACAATAGCACTATTCAAACCAGAACATGTTATGGTCATATCAGCATCATCAGTAGTTTGTGTTATTGATGGGGTTGTTATTGAAGGAGAAGTAAAATTAACACTACTTGATAAACCAGTTGAACTACCTGTTAAAGTTCCATAAGTTGAAAATTTAAGAGAAGCATTGTGTACTAATTGAACTCCAGCATCACTTTTTAATTGAATAGTACCACCTGTATTATTAGAAATTATTGATACTATTCCATTAACAGCAGATGCTTGAAAATTAGATGCAGTTCCATCTGGTAATAATTGTATTTGAGGTGTGGCGAAAGAAGCACTATTTGTAGTTAATGCAAAAATACATAAACCAGTAGTTGAATCAGGTATATAAGCAATAATATCAGTATCACCTGAACCATTAATATATTGATTATTTGTAAAAGTCAAACCTTCATTTAAAGTCGAACCAAAATTTTGAATAGGAGGGAAAAAATTATTAACACCTACGAATGTATTATTAGTATTTAATATATCACTACCAGCACTCGCAGTATATTGTTTTGTACCATCAGGAAATTCTAAAAAATTTGTATTATAAGTACCTGTCATAACTAAATTTTGTTTTATTGTTGTTGAACCTGTATTATTTATTCCAGCAAAAGACATAGAACCTTGAGCAACAGGGAATTGACAATAATGTTCATTTAAGTAAGCAGTATCAATGCTACCAGCATTAGGTATTATCCAGTCTATTGTATTAAAAATTGTTCCTTGTTGATTATTTGGAGGAGGATAAGACGCCATTATATATTATAATAATATAAAAAAAAATAAATTTTATATTTATATATTATATATGTCTAAAAATAAACAAGCAGAATTGTTAGACTGGTACAAAAAAATTCCTTCTAAATATTTGACTAAGACACATAACCCAAATTACAATATCCATGGTCTAAAATTACCATTCAGGTTACTTATTATTGGGAGTTCTGGGGCAGGTAAAACTCAAACACTTTTAAATATAATTCATAATATGGGTAATACATTTAATGATATTTATATAATTACAAAAAATAAAAATGAACCATTATATGAATATTTGGAAGATAAATTAGGGAAACATGGTTTAAGTGTTATTGAAGGAATAAATAATGCACCTGACTTAGATAAAGATATCGATAAAGAAGACCAAACATTAATTATTATGGATGATTTAGTATTAGAAAAGAATCAAAAACCTTTAGAAGAATATTTCTTGAGGGCAAGAAAACAAAATTGTAGTCTTATATATATCAGCCAGAGTTATTTTGCTGTACCACCAATGATAAGAAAAAATTTAACATACTTAGTTATAAAACAATTAGCAAATTTACCTGACTTATTCCGTATATTAAGAGAATATTCTTTAGGTGTTGATAAAAAACAATTACTAAAGATATATGAGGCATCTACAAAAGATAATAAACAAGACTTTCTTTTAGTAGACTTAGATGCAGAACCACAAGACAGGTTTAGAAAAAATTTTAACGATATTTATGACATTTCTTAAGAAATAATAGTGGTTATATAATACCACAAAATAATATATTTGCTTAATATATAATGTTAATTAGGAATGCTAAAAGTTTTCATGACTTACAAAATAAAAAAATATTACAAGCAGAATTACTTCAACTTTCAATTGATAATGAATCAGTTAAAGAGCAAAGGGTAAGCGACTATAAAAACCCAAACAAACCACCACCTGTCCCACCACAATATAGAACAACAGCAGAAGTTCAAACAGATGTAATGGAACAACAAAAAATTACTATAGATAATTTAAGGAATTTAGGACTTGATTATCAAATAGCAAGTCAAATTAGTCAAGATATGAGAGGTTTGAGAGAAGGTGATGGTGCATTTCTTAAATTCAATAAATTCTTTCCTTCTTTTAAAACTACTATTGAAAAGAATGTTAATATTAAAAGTGTTGGAGTTGATGGTATTATTGAAGAAATTAAAAGATATTTTGATGACATTGATAGTACAATGGGTTTGAATTTAGCAGGAACAAAAGCAACAACATTTTTTACTAATAAACCTTTAACAGCGGTTTCGATATTACCATCTCGAGAAGACTATGAAGGAATAGAAACAGATGTTAATAATATTGTTACATTATATGGTTTATTACCAGCAGATGTTGCAAGTTTACAAGCACTTATAGCAGAAATAATTTTAAATTCGCCAACAATGGATGAATTAAGAGATATTGATACATTCCCAAGTATTGAAAGAACAAAAATTAATAGAATGATAGAAACATTAATAACCAAATATCATTTTCCAACATCTACTTTTTTATATGATGCTAAAAATGGTATTGATGCAACATCATTTGGAAAAACTCAAGGACAAGTAAGAACCGCATTAGGTGCATTAGCAAATTCTATTAAAATGATAAATAAAGTTAGTATTGATAAATTAAAAGAATTAAAAGATAAAATTATAGAAGAGCAAGTAAAAATAGGAAGTGCAAGTCTCGCAATGGGTGCTATATTAACACCTTTAGCAAGTGCTTCAGCATCAACTTTAATAGCAGATAATAAAAATTTTATTGAAAATAGAATTAAAGCATTAAAACCAGTTGATGCAATGCAAAGATTTGCAACTCTCGCAGTTTATGGAGCATTAGTAGATGATGTACCAACAACAGATGGTAATGCACCTGAAGTAGATGGAAGCAATTGGATTTATCAAATAGAATATAATTTATTAGGAAGAAAAAAAACATATATTGAAGATGGAGCAGGAAATAACTTAAAAAAAGATTTTGATGCAAAAACAGGACAATTTAATAATGGAACAGTAGATATAAATTTAAAAAATTATTTACAAGTTGGAGTATCAACAGAACAACCAGATGGTACATTTAATGGTTCTAAACAACCAAGATATACAACTAAAAAAGAATTTCAACAATTAGTAAAAGATATTGAATTACCATATTTATTTAATAAACTACATACAGATGCTACTTATGACCCTTTGCATCATGATGGTGTTTATGATGCTGTAACTAACCCAGCGACTCTTGATGATAGATATGTAGCAACTCAAGGTTTTGGTTTAAATAAAAAGAAAGGTGGGAAAATATTTAAAGGAAGAAAACCTAAGAAAATAAATGATAGTGATAATGACAGCGATACAGATAGTGATGGTAATATCCATATTGATATAAACTCTCATAATGGTAAAAATTATCGTATGGATGGTGATGGTTTAGCGAAAAGTTTCATGAAAAGAAGAATTAAAATAGGTAAAGGTATTCAAGTTGATAAACAAGAACCAACTTATAAATTATTTGGAAAATATGTTATTCATATACCACAATTACATAATAATGTTCTAAATTTTAGATATAAAAGTTTAGGTCCTTCCACTATACGCCCTGTAGAAGTAGATGATAACTTTAAAGAATTTATGTTTGATGTATTAGAAAGTGGAAGAGTTAATGATAGACATTATAAAACATTAACAGAAGCAGAAAGAAACCATTTTTTAAGAGCGGTAAAAGGAGCAGGAATTATAGATACTTTAAAATTAAAAAATGAAAATTTTGAAAAGGATAAGGAAGAAGAAGAAAGACTTGAATTATTATTAGGAGAAATAAATGCAGGAAATGATAATGATAATATAATTAAAGAAGCAAAAACAATTATTAAAAAATATATTTCTAATGGTAAATTGTCAAGACAAAAAGGTTTAGATATGTTGATGCACTTCTAGTAGATTTACTAAATCTACAGCAAATGTTATTTTTAAAGGAATATATTATGAAAAAGTAATTATTTAAAAAAAAACATTTGCTGTAGATTTAGTAAATCTACTTTTTTAAAAAAAAATATAATATAATTATATATGCCTAGAACTGTAATTTTAAACCAAAGTAATATATTAGCAAATAGCGGTAATTCAATATTTGAATACAACTTCCCATTGGGAGGTATAGCATTTAAAAATGAGTTAATAGCAGTACAACAAATTTCTTTATATCAGTCGGTTTTTAATATAACATCAACAAATAATAATAATAAATTTGCTTATCAATGGGTTGATGGAACAATAACACAAATTACTATACCTGATGGTTATTATGAACTAGAAGATATTATGGCATACTTTAGGGATGTTATGACTTCAAATACTCATTATTTAATAAGTAGTACAAGTTATATTTATTTATTAGAAATTGTTGTTAATGTAAGTAAATATGCTGACCAAATTAATTCATTTCAAATTAGTGAAACAATAGCAACTGACAATTCATGGACATTGCCTGATGGAGCAACATGGGCTTTACCTATTAACCCAATATGCCCAATATTTATAGTTCAAAATAATAATTTTCAAAAAATTATTGGATATAATGCTGGTAATTACCCAACAGGTGTTATAAGTGGAATTCCTCCAGACCAGATTCAAACTCCTCAATATGATTCTACACAAAGTTTTCTTTCATCATATGCACCTCAAATTATACCTCAACCATCATATTTATGTTTATGTTCTCTAGTAAATAATAGACTAAGTATTCCATCTCAATTAATATATTCATTAACTCCATCAAGTAGTGCATTTGGAACAATTTATTCAATTCAAATTGCTGATTTAGCATTCAATAAAATAGAAGATGGTAATTATGTTAATTTTCGTTTTACATTCGTAGACCAACTTGGAAACACCATTGCATTCCAAGACCCTAATATTCTTATACTACTTATCATTAAGAATAAAACTGAATTAGGGTATAATTAGAAATTTTTTTTAAATTAAATAAATATATTATACTATAATATATGTATTTGTTAAAGAGAAAAATAACAGGAGGGGGTTTCAATGTTAAACCAAATGCTAGAGGAGGTTTCCAACGTTTAATGAGGAATAAAAATGAAGGTCATGGTGTTGGTAAAGAATTGTATGATAATATGGATAAAGGTAAAAAAACACCTATTCAACATCTCACTCAAAAGATGGATAACTTAAAAATAAGAAGTTCAAAACCAAGGAAATATATTTCTTTAAATTTGTAAATAACAATTTAATTAAATTTAATTGGTGAAATTTTTTTATATAGATATAATATATAATGGCAGATAATTTAGTTTATGAGGAAAGTCTAAATACCGAAATAGATACAAGTGAATTTATTTCAAAAAAATGGGTTTACGTAAACGATAATAATAGTCAAAACTATACGTCTCAAGTAGTGATAGATAGCACACCTTTATCCAATGCTGGAGGTTATATTAATTGGCAAGAAGGATTCATTGTAATGCCATTGGTAGTTCAATTAACTTCTGCTAACGGTGCTTCATTACCTGTTGGAACTTCAATTGGAGACTTTACATGGGGTTTTAAAAGTGGTTTTTGGAATATGATAAACTCAATGACTGTTGAATTTAATAACCAAAATGTTATCCAACAAACTCCATTTTTAAATGTTTTCCGTAGTTTTAAAAGTCTTACAAGTTATTCATTGGATGACTTATTGAATGTAGGACCGACCACTGGTTTTTATCCTGATGATGCTGATACTTGGTCTTATAATAATTTATTTCAAGCAACTGCTGATGGGGGGTTTCCAACTCCTTATGCTTCATTTGGTAATACAACTCCTTATACTAATAATTGTAATTATGAATATTTAAATAATAATATTACTTCCACTACTGCCCCTCTTTATGTTGCTGGACCTCAATTACAATGTATCCCATCTTCATCTATTGCTGGACAACCAATTATTACAGGTGGTACTGCTGTATCATTTTCAGGTAGGGGTGGTACAAATTTTCTCACAAAAGCAAATAAAGGTTTTTTAAATAGACAAAAATGGTATAATTATAACGCCTTATCTCAGGCAAATAGTTCAGGACAGTCAATTATTAATAATGTTGCAAGTACCACAACTGTTTATCGTAGTGGTTTAGTAGAAAGTACTGCTGGTTCTTTAGTTTGGAATGTATATGCAAAACTTCGTTTGAAGGACTTAGCCGACTTTTTTGAAAAAATGCCTTTATTAAAAGGTTCTACAATTCGTTTTTACATTAACACAAATCAAAGTGTTGTAAAATTCACAACAACTATTGGTGCAATTACCGCCGCGACAGGTGTGACTACTCTTGATACAAGTCCAACTTTAACTATAACTGAATCTACTGTTGTTGGAGGTTTAACTTGTCCTTTAATGGTTGCAAGTAATTTCTATGGGAATGGTTCTTCAACATTACCTGCTGATGACTATGCGTTATCTGTATCAATTGTTAAAAATAATTTTTTAAGTGCTAATTCAGGTTCTACTACTTTAAAAAGTTGTCGTTTGTATGCTCCTGTATATTATATGAATCCATTAGCGGAAAGTAAATATTTATCACTAACTCCAACTAAAAGAATTATGTATAAAGATGTTTTTCAATATCAATTTAATGACCAAGGTACAGGAAATTTTAATATCCTTGTATCCAATGGAATTAGTAATATAGTCTCGGTACTTTTAATTCCATTTTTATCTAATGGACTGCCTTATACTGATTCAGCCAATGCTCCAGCAAATGTTTTAATATCATCTCCTTTAAGTCCAACATGCCCATGCCCATCAGTACCAGACCCAATAACATTAACAAATGTAAATTTTTTAATTTCCGGAATTAATTTATTTTTGAACAATGAATATTATGATTATGAAGCGTTCCTTGAACAATTGAATCAAAGTAACCAATTGAATGGTGGTTTAACAACTGGTTTAGCATCAGGTTTAATTAGTGAATACATGTTTTCTTCAGGATATAGATATTATTATGGAGATGCTTCAAGAATACTCCCTAGTGAACAAGGGGTTTCAAGAAGTGTTCAAATAGTTGGAAATAATGTGTCATCAGTAAAAATTAATTTAATGGTGTTTGTGGAATTTATGAGAGAAATTACCATTGATATATCAACAGGTGCTAGAATTGAATAAAAGAAAGAAACTTCATATTTTTAAATATAGGTTTTAAAATTAATTAATTTAAAATATAGGTTTTTAAATTAAATTAAATATATTGTCTAATTATATATGCCTCATATTATGGATATTCCACATTTAGACAGTAGTTTGATACCTCATCAATTACATGTCACCGCAGATAAAGTTAAGAAAATTGTCAAGGGTTTACCTGTTAATATTCCTTTTGCTCATATGGGTTCAGGAGTTGGTGACCATATTATTTTATTACGCCCACAAAACGCAAGGAAATTATTAACCGCTTATAAAAAAGGTAAAGGAATGAAATTATTACTTCATCCTCATGAATTACATCATACTATTCATCATGGTATGGGTTTTTTTGATAGTGCTAAAAAATTATACCAAAAAGCAGGTGAAACTGTTAGTAAAGCATTGAATAACCCAGTAATTAATAAAGTTGCTCAACAAGCAGTAAGATATGGGGCGGATGCTTTAGGAACGGCAGTTGGTGCATATTTTGGCAACCCTGAAGCAGGACATATGGTTGGTGATATGCTTGGTCATGCAGGTGAAGACGCTATTAAACATAAAAGTATTGATATTGGTGCTAAAAAATTATATGGAAGTGCTAAAGGACAAGCAAAAGAAATTGCATTTGACGCAATACATAATAAAATAGATGAACTCCCAAAAGAATATAGGGGTGTTGCAAAAGAAGCATTACAAGCAAGTTTCCCTTCTTCTAGAGGTATGGGGCTTTCAGGAGGACGACTTAGAAAAGGAAGTCCTGAAGCAAAAGCATTTATGGCGTCAATAAGAAATAAAAAAGGTGGTGCGATTCATTGGAAAGACTTGGGTAATAAAATTGTTGGGGGTTTAAAAACTACCGCTCATTATGCTATACCAGCAATTACAGGGACTCTTGGAGGAATAGCAGGTGCTGAATTAGGTCCTGTTGGTTCTATGGCAGGAAGTGCAGGAGGTAGTTATTTAGGGAATCAAATTAATAAAGCAATTGGAGTTGGTATAAAGAAAAGAGGACGTCCAAGAAAAATTGGTGGGGGTGCTAGTATTTCAAGTGCTTATAAACAAGCATTGAGAAATAATTTTAGCGGTTTGACTTTGAGTAATAATGTTATTGATAACGCCCCAGTAAGTAATTTTAAAATTAATCCTAAAGTTAGACCATCTTCTACTGAAATGACTTTAAGTCCTTATCAAGGAATTAATTCTCCAGCAATGAACCCTTTTGTTCCAAAAAGTTATACTCAAATGGGTGGGACTTCACAAGGTTATGGAGGTAAAGGTTTGTATGGGTATCCTCATCATGGTAGTGGTTTATTTGGACCATAAAGTAGATTTACTAAATCTACAGCAAATGTTTTTTTTAAATGAATTTTTTTTTGTTATCATATAGTATATGTTAACAAATTTCGATATTGAAAGAATATGTAAAAAACTTGAACTACCAATTGTTGGAGTATTTAGTAAAAATGAATTATATAATATACCAAGAAAAGTAGGTAGTTATTATATAAATATGATGGATGATGATAAAGTTGATGGTGAAGGAAATAATGGTAGTCATTGGGTTTTAGCAAAAATTTATTGTGATGATGATAGAGATGATAGAGAAGAAGACGAAGGTAATGGTTTATGTAATGCATTGTATTTTGACGCATTTGGTTTTGGAATGCCTAAATCAGTTTCAGCATTTTTAAAACCTTTTAAACCTGTATATTGTAATAATAGAGAAATACAAAATGTTAATTCAACAGAATGTGGGTGGTATTGTATAGCATGTGACTATGCATTAGAATATCATCAAGATGGGGAAACATATTTAGAAGACTATGAAAAATTTTTAAATATGTGGAGTACTAATGTTAAGAAAAATTTAACTATTTTAAAACAATTTGCACATAAAAATAATATTCATGGAATTTAATTTTTAATTAAATTAAAAGTATATAAAAAAAATATAATATAATATATATAGAAAAATATGACAGAATTTGAACAGTCTAAAAATATTGAATTAAAAGAATTACAGTCCAAAGGTACTGAAGAAGAAGAAGTATTTATTATTACCGATGATATTGAAATTGATGTTAAAATTGATTTAGATGAATATGGAATTGAACCAATTATGGTTTGTAAAAAAACAACTTATACACAAGCACATAGAAAGGCACAACAAAAATATAGAGAAAAATTTCCTGAAAAATATAATGAAGCACAACGCAAGTTATATGATGATAAGAAAAAAGATGATGAATGGAAAAAACGTTTTAACGAAAGAAGTAAAATAAATAATAAAAAGTACAGAGAGAAGAAGAATAAAGAAATTTTACTTAATGGTGGAGAACTTAAACCAAAAGGACGTCCTCGTAAAGTTGTTCAAGAAGTTATTGATGTCCCTATTTCAAATATTGATAATATTGAAGAAGTTAAAAAAGAAGAAATTATTTTGGTCGAGAAACCTAAGAAAATAAAGATAAAGAAAGTATAAGGAAATTTGAATTTACTAATTTATTAAAAATTAATTTTTAATAAATTATATAGAATTTTTTAATAATTAATTTAGTTTAAAGAAATAAAATATATATAGTATATATATATGCCGAGACTAAGTAAATTAACTATATTAAAAAATGAAGCACTCAATAAATTAAATTCTATTAAAAATAAACTTGATGGAAGGACGTTTTCATCATATAATAAAAAAATTATAAATGCCGTTGGTGAGGTCGCAACTAAAAAACTCATTAGTCAAATTAATAATGTTAAAAATATATCTGTTGAAAAAGTTTTAACAACACCATTGATAAAAAAACAAAATAAACCAAAAGTTAATTTTTTAAAAGAACTTAAAAAATTTAAAAAAGAAGAATTAAAAAAGACGCCTCGTTTTGTTAGCATGCAATTACAAGATAAAATAAAATTTTTTACTAAATATGGTTTTACATATGATAATATTGAAACTGAAAGAGAATTTTATGATGCTATTAAAAAAAGTTTTTCAAAATTACCTAAGAGTACATCAGTATCAATATTCATTAGAACTATTGGAGGAAATAAAGTTAGGGCAATTAGTATATTAACAGAAGATTTGGATACTTATGAGAATTTTAAAAATTCGTTAAATAATATTGTATTGGGAAATTTTGTTGGTAGTGATGCAATTAATTTAGATGAATATGAAATTATTTACAATGAGTTTGCATTAAGTGAAGCAAGTGTAAAAGCAAATGGTTCATCTATTGATATGATATTTGAAGTTTATGGAATTGAAGAAAGTAAAAGAACTATTGGAAAAAAAGAAGTTGGAAATAAAGACTGTGTATATATGTGTTTATTAAAAATTAAAGAATTAGGTATGGAAATTAATTTAGAAGGTGAAGACATCAATAAATTTAGAGATGTATTTTATTTAAGAAACTTTTTACAACAAAATAATCTTAATATTGATATTATTACAAATTCATTTACAATGAAAAGAAGTCCAAAGGAAATAGTAGATAGTGGGGATGGACAGAAAAGAGTTTATATTAAAGATAAAAAAGGTAATAATAGAGGATACTTTTGTTCAAAAATTAATATTGAAACAGATATTAATATTGTGTATTTACATAAAAATTTAAATGCTAAGCATATTATTATATATGATGAAGTTAATCAACATTGTGATGTTATTAAAGGAGATATAAAAATAAATGATGATGTGTATTTTTCATATAGTAGTAGAGTTATTAAAAATGATAAAATTTTATTCACACCTCAACAAGTTAATAAAAATAGTTTTGCGGAAAAGAAAGTAGAATTAAGATATGTATTTTTTGACTATGAAACAGTAATTAATTTTAAAAAAAATACTTGTATGCAAGAATATAGTCTATCTATATTAAATTTAAATGCTGAAGAATTAAGAGAATTGACAAATGCTGATAATGAAAATAATATTGATAAAGTTAATGAGATAAGAAAAAGAAGTTGTATTACATTTTTAGGATATGACTGTTCAACTAAATTTATTGAATGGGTTTTACAAGAACAAATTGATAAAGCATTTGTATTTATCGGTTTTAACAATGCTAATTTTGATAATTTTATTTTACTTGATGCTTTATTGAGATATGATGGTCTTAATGAATTTTCTGTTGGTGATATATTTTATAATGGTAGTCAATTATTAAATTTTCATATGTGTGGTAGGCATGATACGTTTGATATACATAAACATCTAATGGGTTCATTGAAAAATAATTGTGATAGTTTTAAAATTAATTGTTGTGCTAAAAAAAGTTTTGACCATAACAAAGCACAACAATTATATTTAAATGGTGAATTAATTAATTTTATTACTGATAATGAAGAGTTAAAAGAATATAATGAATTTGATGTTTTAGCAACTGCTGTTTTATTTCAAAAATATAAAGATGCTTTAGAAGCAATTGAAGCAACCAAAGAATATTCAAAAGAATTACATAGTATAAAAACTATTGGTAGTTTAATATATAAAGTTTTTGAAAAGAGTAAAAGAGATAAAAAATTCGATTTACCTAAATTAAATTATAAACAATATAAAGACTTACAAAAAAGTAAAATTGCTGGTAGAGTTGAATTATTCAATGGAATTCAAAAAGTAGAAGAAAGACTTGTTTCTACTGATGTTTGTTCATTATATCCTTATGTTATGTCTGTCGCCCCTGTTTATTATCCTTGTGGTAAAATGATAGAGACTGATAAATATATGGGTGGTGATGTTATTGGTTTTTATTATTGTGATATTGACCAAAGTAATTTAAGAGGAAATAATTTACCAAAAATTTATGCAAAGAAAAGTGAAATTGAAAATAATTGGGGTCATGAAGAAGTTCTTGAAAATTATTTGATAAGTAATGTAATGATAGAACTATTGTTAAAATATGGTTGTGGTGTTGTTATTAAAAATGGTTTTTATTTTACCGAAAAGAAAAAAAGTTGTGAGATGTTTGACTTCTTATTAAATTTTATGAGTGCAAAGAATGAACAAGATACTTTAAAGAAAAATAAAAATAATGAATATAATCCTGCTCTAAGAGAGACATTAAAATTATTAATGAATTCATTAAGTGGGAAAGTTATAGAAGGACTTCATACAGAAAAAACTGAAAATGTTGATAGTGTATTGGAATATGAAAAAATAAAAGATAAAAGTAAAAATATTAATTTTATAAATGCTATTGGAAATAAAATATTTATTACATATGAAATTGATGCTGAAAAAATTATCAATAAACAACGTCCAATTTATTTAGGAGTTTTAATTTATGACTATGCTAAAAGTTATATGTATGAAAATAGTTATAGTAAAGTAGGACTTGATGAATTATTATATACTGATACTGATGCTAGTAAATTTAGGTATAAAAAATTTATTGAATGGAAACAATGGGTTGATGATAAAAATATTCAAGTACCTCATTGGAAAGAAGTTGAATTAATTGATGAAAGATATAAAAACCATAGAATATATGAAACAGGAAGTAAAGTTTTTGGAAGTTTTGAAGATGAATTAGAAGAAAGTATTGGAGAAAAATATACATTTTATTGTCTTGAGAAAAAAAGTTGGTGTTATAGTGTTGATGGACATTCAAAATTCCGTTTTAAAGGTTTAAATGGTTCGGCGTTGTTATTAACTTTGGGGGAAGCATTTATAACAACTAAAACCATTAAACATAAAACAGGAGATATTGAAAATAAATTTATAATTAAAAAAAATAGTGAATTAGATGTTTACAATTTTGCTCAAGATAACAAACAACTAGCAATTGAGAATAACAATGAAGAAAAATTCTTTGAACAAGTTTATAGTAAAGGAGAAGCATATTTATTATGTTCATCGTTTAGGAAAATTGTTAAAAATTCTGCTCACAATGTACAAATGGGTAATGAGAAAAAATATAATAACTTAATGAATAAAATTCAAGTAAATTATATGATGAAGCATATCTCTATAAAAAAAATATAATTATAATATATATGAAAAACTTATTATTAAGACAAAAAGAATTAAGTGATAGAAAAGAACTAGAAGATAAAAAATTTTTATTAGGTAAAAATAGAGTAACAGGACTTAGTAGAACAATGATAAGAAAAAATATAGGAGAAGAAAAATTAGATACTCTTTTACATAGATATGAAATATTAAAAAAAAGAGACGGTTTAAATAAAGAAAATTTATCATTATTACCACAATCAAATAATGAAAGATATGATATACTAACTAATTATATACAAAAAAAAGAAATATTAGAATCATTAACAATATTATTTAATTTAC